TTAAGAACTATACTAACCTTTACTAGCGAAATGAAACGCACGCAAGATAAAAACATAAAATTTCTTGGAACTTTGAAACAAGACGAGATACCTTGGAGGTTTAAATTTCAACTTCCTGATGTCGTCCTCAATGATAGAAATTCAATCGTCATGGAAGCCATGTCTCTCTTCTACACAAAAGAAGAAATACAGCAAGTGCTTACAAATAGACGCTCTGATTACAGTGACGCTGCTCTAGAGAGAGATTTCTCATTTACTGAACAGCCATATCACTCTATCCCGCTCGATAGTCATTTCATCGAAGCGATCAAAGTGACACAAGAGTCCTTCAAACCGAAGGAAATGTTACGACCTATTGCTTATCCTGATCTAAGGTACTACCCCTGGAGCCTACCAGTTAGCGCTGAAGCCCCTTGGAACTTACCTCATTTCAAGTTCGTACCCTTCCAGACGTCTTACGACTGGCACGACCCTAAATGGAGCTACTTTAAAAATAAAGTAAGCAAATATTTTCGAGTACGTGAATGGCTACGCTATAAACAAGCAATGAACATCGTAACTGATGATACCCCTAATTTTCATAACCTTTACAATGAGATATTCGTTTACAATCGAGTGTTAATTCACCAGATTAAATATGGATTCTCAACGTTCTGGCACGAAGATGGTCGCCCAAAAACCTACTATTGGAACACCGTACATGCAAGATCGCATGTCGTTAGTCAAGATGAACCCGACAAGATTAGAAACGTTTTCGGAACAACGAAACTGTTACTACAAGCGGAGAACATGTTCATATGGCAAATGCAACGGATGTACCTTAACGAAGGTGACGGACGAATGTTATGGGGAAACGAGATAATGAAAGGTGGATGGAAGAAACTGAAACGAGAGATCGAGCACGAAGGAGTGCCTAATACGATACTTAGTGTCGATTGGTCACAATTCGATAGAAGATTACTCTTCTTATTGATCACTATCGTTCATTGTATTTGGCGTAGTTACTTTAACTTCGACAAATATCAACCTACTTCATTCTACCCCGATCCTAAGCCTGAGACACCTCAGCATATCGAAAGATTGTGGAATTGGATGTGTTACAGCATCAAATTTAACCCAATGCTTATGCCTGATGGGAAACTCTACAAATGGACATGGAACGGATTCGGATCTGGTTATCAGCAAACACAGCTGATGGACTCATTCGCAAACATGATAATGATATTAACATGTTTGAGCTCAATCGGAATATCGATCCAAAGTGATCGGTTCTGGATACGAGTACAAGGAGATGACTCACTCATCGCCTTTTTCGAACGCGTCTATGACCTATACGGTCCAAACTTCTTAACAATGTTAGCTGAAGCAGCAAAACACTACTTCAACGCTATCCTTAACGTTAAGAAATCTCGAATATTACGACAACTTAATGAAGTTTCGGTGCTTGGATATTTTAATATCTATGGCTATCCTTTTCGTACTGATGAGGATCTGCTTCGGCATCTTTACTTCCCTGAACGTGACCAAGACTGGACACGACTCGCTGCTTCTGCAATGGGATTAGCCATGGCAAGCTGCGGATGCTCAGGAAGATTCTATAAATGCTGTAAGCATATATGGAATGAGTTAGTCTACAAACGCAAAGTAACTCCAAAGTTCAGTGAACTGAGATGGATGGAACGCGCTGGAATGATCGAACGCATCGATTCATTGCATGACGTTGAATTCCCCGAAATCTTGGCTCTACGAGCTGAATTATGGTGTGAACCTACCCGAGAGGAGACGGCAAAACAGAGACTCTGGCCTACAAAGCCTGGCCCCGCCGGTCAATTTTACTTTCTCTCAACTACGCAAAAATTCGCGTAGGATTCTGTTAAATTTAAAATTTAATTCTAAATAAAACAACAACAAAATCCAAAGAATTATCGGAGACTCTGGCCTACAAAGCCTGGCCCC